GCAGGTACTGACGCAGATTTTACTTTATATCTGCTTGCTGTTCTGATTGGTTGAAGCATTAACTAAGGCCGTAATTACCATCTGTCTGATATGGCCCTACGATAAGTTTTCTTGCATCATCAAGTTGTAATATTGGTGCAGAGCCATTTCGAGCAACGGCCTGTCTGACCTCTAACTGGTATTGCCTGAAATCCTCTGCATAATCTAATCCATGTGCTGCTTTAAAACGCCAGGTTATACCCATTTCCATTGTTGTTTCATCCAATATGCCTGTA